GAGCCGCCTACATATACAGTCAGATCAGTGCTTACAAAGAATTCAAAAGGAACTGTAAATACAGTTTGCCCAGATGTTGCTGTGTAATTTATGCGCGGATTATTGTCTGCTACATTTATTGCCATGTGTCACCTCTTAGCCCCTTTTCTCATAAAGAAGCTAAGAAGAACAATGCACAAATAATCTAAGACAAATTACTGTCTATTAGGCAAGTAACCAGTAAGATCCTTTGCGGTATCTTTTATTATATCACCAGTCGCCATTGTTTCTATAAGTGGTGTCATACGGATAAGACCCTTAGCCCCATCTTGCACATCGCCAGAAAGCATTTGCCCAATAGAACTTAAAACCTCATAGCTCCAATCAGCAGGAGCACCACCTAAAGAAACTAATGCACCAATCTTATCTGGTGGAGCTTGAAACTTTGGCTGAATAGGAAAGTTATTTTCTAATCCCATTTCACTAGCCATTGCTATACCACGATAAACCATGTCGCTATAAATTGCTGCAAGACCTGAGAAGTCAAAAGACCTCATAATCTTGTCATCAATGTCCATATCCTTCCAAGCCCAACTTGGAGTGCGAGCATTTACAATCATATACCCAAGACCCATAGCGACAGCCACATGAGACAAACGGTTGCGAACTGCACCAGATGCATGGTTGGCAGTAATCTTACTCAAAGCACCCATTGTGTAGCTATAAAAGGTAAACGGCAAAGCCAGCAATCCACTTTCCGCTCTTCGATACCCTTTAACCCTAGGGTCAATAGTAGTTTCAAATGGAAGAAATTTAGCTAAATGCTCTGGAATATAAGCAACACCGCTCATTACAATAGGCTTATCTGCTGGCGTACCCATAATTACTCTGTTCATAACGCCAGAAGATAAAGCATTCCTAAATGCAATAACTGCTGCCTCGTCTGTCCAAGCCTCTGTGTTTGGCAAAAACAAACCGCCTTGGCTTTTTTCATAAGGAGAGTCAGCTATTTGTTTAGCTAATTTAGGCGTAATGTTATATCTAGCTAAAAACTCTTTTTCAAACTTACTAGCCTTACCTGTGCCTAGCTTAATAGCAGAGTCAATAATTGTATGACCACGAAGCAAACCATCAAATGTTTTAATGGCTACAGTTACAGGAGCCAAACCATTCATAATATAAAAAGCATTGTTTAGCTTATCAGGAATAGTCTTGCTAAACACATCATTCGTAAGGCTTTCCATGTACCGCAAATGAGTTATACCACGAACAATCTCTAATGCCTCACCAGCTAGATTAAGCTCTCTCTTAGATGCCTTTAAGGATATATCATCCATTGTGCCAAGCACTGACTTGCCAATAGCTTTAAGCTCATGATCCATAAACAAAGACGCAGCGTCACCAACCGCTGCTAATCCAGAGCCGCCAAGAAACGTCCAGCTTGTTGCTGTTCTAAGAAAGTCAGCTACTTTAGTATCTATAGCATCAGGACGTTTAAGCGTTGTGCCGACAACTTGATCGTATATCGCAACAAAGTTTTTAATAAACTTATTTATTGCAGCCTCATCAACACCATCCTTGATAAGCCTAGATCTGTAATAATCTATTCTTCCTTCTAGCGGCATTATCTGATTAGTTTCTGGATCACGAAAACGTTTGTGATATTCTAGTCGCGGCCCAACACGATTGGTGTAAGCAATCATAACTTCCTTAATGTCAGTCACAATGTAGTCTTTAATCAAGTGATTAGGAATATTAAGACGACGAGATACAAGCGGGCCGCTGCGACCAAATCCAGTAAAGATTGCATCGACAGCATCTTCGTCTGTTTCTCCAAGAATATTGTCTATAGTTTCGTTGGCTCTACGCTCAAGAGATACGGGATCAGTTGCTAGCTCTTGTTTTTTAAATAGCTTGTCATCACCCTTAACAATAATCTGCGGGTTTTCACGAAACCAATTCATTAAGATATTCTTCAAACCCTCTCGGTCTGATTCAATCTTACGGCGATTAAAGATACGCATAAGGTAATTGTTAGGAGATTTAACTGATGGCATTTCATCCATCATATCCATAGCGTTATCAATTCTAGCCCTTGTTTCATCCATGGCCTTAGCTAGATCTTGCAGGGCACTACGCATGTCAGCAGTAAGATCTAACTCCTTATAAAGCAAAGCTAATTCATCAATTGATTTTGCATTTTGTATTTTGTCAAATGCGTCATCAAACTGACCTAGCAAAGTTTGCTTCATAACAAACTCTTCTTCTAGATCTGCCTTATACTTAACTTGTTTATTAGTAAGACCTCTAGTTGTAGCAGTTTTATTAAGCTGCCTAAGCTTGTTGTTTAATTTCTCTAAATCTTTTGAAAGCCTATCTTGCTGTGGGCGCATCCATCTTTTGTTTTGCTCAACAATGCTTTTAGTAACGCTTTGAAGTTCCATCTGGCGACCAACATTTTTTAAATAGTTGTCTTCAAAAAGATCCTTTGGATTAATAAGGCCAACTTCTTCTAGCTCTTTTCCATACCGCTCAAAGAAACTACGAGCAGCTTGCACCGAAGCTGCTTCCTGCGGTGTCATTTTTTCATATGGCACTTCATCAACCATTAAGCGGCCAATATGATTGTACCACTCATCAGGCGCAAAGCTATCCTTGCCTAGCTTACGGCGAACACGCTCTACATATTCTCCAACGGGAACATTAAAAAACTCAGCAGAACCACGTGGACTTACCTCACGATAGTTTTGATTAATAACATCAAGAGCCTTAAACCAATCACCTTGACGCCTTGCAGATTCAGTAAACGTAGAACTGCCTACACTTTTACCAAGCTGGTTCATAGCATAAGGCATTCCATTATCACCACCAAGCTGAAGCATATCCATCTTAGCCCAGTCTGGTAACTTCTTATCTTGTATAGTCGTGCGAATAGGCGTTGGTATTGCCTTCATAAACCAAGAATTATTAAACCACTCACCTGTAAACGATAAATCTTCGCCTCTTTTTGCTGGCTCATCAGAAACACTATTAAGATATTCTTTATACTTACGCCCAAACGTTGCCTGTCTAGCTTGTGCAGAAATAGGTCTATTCAACGCTGTGCCTATTCCAAAGCCAAGAAGGCCACCAACAGCCGCTGTGCCCATTGTATAGAGCGCTGCGTTGCCTATTTCGGTTGCTGGGTCTTCACCTTCACTAATCTCAGTAAGCGCCTCAGTGAGCGTTATGCTGCCGTCCACAACCGCTGCATCCAGAGCGCCTATCTTGGAAAGATCTTTAGCGGTAAGATCCTTGCCTTTCATTAATTGTTTTGCACGTGCAGCTTGCCTAAGACCAGAAGTAGAGCCTAAAGCATTAAGGCCTTTACCAAGATGCAAAGAAGCAGCAACACCACTATAAGGAATAGCAATAGATGCATGAAGGCTAGGGTCAGTAAGAAATAAATTAAGACCAGTAGAGCGATTCAACATACTATAGTTATCTCTACGTTTCTGTAAAAACTCTAGAGCAGAAGTAAAGTTATCTTCAGATCCAATTCCAAACAAACGAAGGTAACGAGCATCTTCTTCATTAAGACCCTGCTTTTCTATTATTGTTTCAACACGATCAATTGACTCTGGATCATAGGTTGAAGCTCTTGAATAAAAATTTAGCTGGTTTTTTATTGGGTTAAACAGTCTTCCATATTGAGCATTCCCCGTTTGCCCAAGCGTGGGCACTGTAGATTGCACTGGCTGTCTGCCAACATTAAACGGCTCTGCTTCTGGAACAACTATCTTCATTGATTTGGCTCTGTTAGTTCTATTTGCAATGCATTGCTAAGAGCATTGTACGACTCTTTTTTCGTTCTAAAAATATTTAAGGCCATATCATCTTCGCCAAATATTTTATTGTACTCTCTCATTTTGCTAGAATCAGATAAAAACATTTCTTCAGTCATGTGGTTTAATGTTGCTATGTAGTTAATTTCAGCAATAGCTTTGCTTCCAGCAGGCGCATCTGCCTTGACAGCAGTTTGTAAATTATTAAGGGATTGAAATCTCATATCAGCTTTTCGATCAGCTTGAACCCTTGGCTTTTCTAAAGTTAAAGCTGTGTCATTAACTATGATTGGCTCAAACCCACCATAATCATTTATGTACCCCACCTCGTACATAGGTTGACCTTGATTGAATGAAGACACAACAGGCTTATAGCTTAGTTCTATGTTCAAAGCTTGCAGCCCTCTTCTTAATCTGTCTCTATCACTTAGCTCTTCACTAGCTCCAACGCCGCTAGTAAACTCTTCAACGATAGCTCTCGATGTAAGTAAAAGATTGCCACCAACAATATTTGCAAAGCCAGCAGCCGCTGAATCCAATGCAGTGCCACCTTTCAAAAGATCATTAAACAAACCAGAATCAGCAAGGAGATCAGTTATTTCTTCTCTATGCGCGGTAATTTCAGAATCTGCAAAAAAATTATTTCTAGAGTATACAGTGCTGTCACCAATGTAAGACCCAATAACATTAGGATCTGTTCGCATCTTTGAGGTATAACTATCTATTATAGAAGATATTGAATCCTCAGTAATTACATTGCCTCTTACCTTTTGCATCCGAAGCATTGCTAGTATTTCTTTTTTATAATTAGCACTCATTGGGTAAGCGTCTAATGCCCTTCCAATGTTTGCATTCTTGGGCAACTCAAGGTCTGTCTTAATATCGGCATCAATGTTGCCATCATAGTTTCTAAACTCAAGCGCAATTGCTAATGGCTCTACACCCTCTGCACGAGCAGACTGACTTATTGCAGAGTATAAAGCATACGACTCTGGGCTAAGATTTTTACGCATTATATCTAAAGTAGTACGGCGACCATCCTCTGTAACAGCTTCAAGATTTGAATAACGCTCAAATGCTTGGATTCCAGCATTTAAATTCTCTTCATTATTTGAAGTTAAAGCAGACTCTAAAGCCACTTTAGCAGATGGAAGAACAACGCCTTGATTAAGACCATCTACAATTTGTGGAAAATCAAACATATTTGAAGCAGTCACAATAACATCTCCAAACAATTGCTTATCATAGAATGCTAGCTCATCAGGACTAACATCAGAAATATTGCTTTCAATAGCATCTATTCTAACGCCATTAATATATCTATTGTTTTGATTTGTAGATGCTTTTAGTTTTCTATCTAAGTAAGCAGACGTACTTGCAGGATCAAACTTATAAGCTTCTCTTAATAAGTCATAAGCCTGCTTAGCATTGCCTGTTAGATTTGTTTCTTCTTGAGTTACGGCGTCCTTTAACTCCTCAAGATCTACCGTAGTCAACTGTATTCTATCGGCCCTAACTCTTGATTGAAGAGCAAAGTTTTCTCTAGCAGCAGTTATTAAAGTTTGCTGAGTTGTTTCATCTAATCCAGATGCTTCTATGTTTGATAAAGCAGACTGAAAGCTTGCATTCAAATTAGTAGCGTTTTGAAAATCAATTAGACTTTGACGCAATCTATTTTCTTTTTCTAGGTCAGCAACACCTTCCATCCTAGATAAAGCCGCACGTCTATCAGATATTTCAGATGCAAGATTAGATCTTTGTTTTTGAGTCATTGTTTGGATCATGCCAGCTACTATGTCACCATGACTTCGCCCAAACGCATCTCTATCACCACCAATTAAATCAGCTATTGCTTGATAATCTGGCGATGCTTCATTTTGAAGAGCTTCAGAAATAATATCTAAATCACTAGCTGTTTTTCCGGCTACATCTAAATTCTTTTCTATCCAATCCGAGAATAATTCTGTTCCAACTTGTTCGGCAACATCATCATCTTCAATTTTAAGTATCATAGCCGATATATCATCAACTGTTGTAGATGCACTTATTGTTGGGGCAAGCTCAGATATAATATTGCCAACCTCATTCTCTACATACTCTTCGCTAAGAGAAGCAAATGAATCTAAACCAGCAAGTAATGTTGGTATGCTAGTCGTTGTTTTTGCTGCTACAGCTAGAGCTTCCAAGTTATTATTATCTATCTTATCAGCTAGCCGAGCCATGATTGATGGGCTTGTAAGCCCAAGCTTAAACATAGACTGATCTGAAGGTGAAAGCGTAGAGTATATATCTATAAGATTATTATTAGCAGATAAACCTTGAAGCCCATCAATGCGATCATTAGCAGACTTCCATGACGCAAACGTCATATTATTTGTATTTCTTAAGTCTAGATATTTAGCACGAAGAGAACTAGACAAAGCCAAAATATCTTCATCTGATCCACCAGCAGCAATAAGATTGGCTAATTTTTTTTCATCAAGATAACCAGACATTAATTGCTGATTTTTTAACGCCTTCTTTGCAGCTTCAGCTTGTTTCTTTGCCAAAGCCGAATATGTACTAGCAACATATTCAGACCCAGCCTCTTGAATATACCTGCTATAAGGTGTTGCTTCTCCTTCAGCGTTATACATTTCCTCAATGTATTTAGACATTCTATTTTTATATTGATCTGCTGTAGTAGAGCTCTTTGCAAACTCAGAACCTCTAGTAGCAAACTCATTAAGAATTGATTCTTCAAATCTTCGATCAATCATATTTTGATATGATCTTGCCGCAATTGTTCCAAATGAAGCAGGGGGCGTATAAGCCTCTGGCATATTTGTATCTGGATTTATTGCAATAATTTTATCAGATGGCTGAGATTTAGCTGCCGCTTGCCCTGCAATTTCAGCATTTATTGCAGCCTCTCTATATGCAAGTTGAGATATTCTTGATGCTGCGCTACTAATAGCATTTCCAATTTGTGCTGCCCCCGCATCTGCACGAACAACTCCTACTGGTTTGTTGAACACTTGAGTTCTTTGCCTAATTACAGCCATTTGTTAGCTCCCTCCGCGTGTTCTTCCAAACTGCGCTATACCTTCAGTAACAGTTCCAACAGCGCTAAACATAGAAGCAGTAAGGGCATTGCGCCCACGCCTTCTTTCAGCCATTGCAGCCATAGAAGCTTTAATACTTTCAAATTGTTGTTGTTGATCTATTCTACTAACGTCTTGCGCAATAACATCTCTTTGTCTTTCTAAAAATGCTTGCACACTTTTATCAGTACTAATGTCTCTACCAGCGGCTGCAAAAGCAGCTATATTTGATGAAGTGGCTAAATCGTACTCATCTCTCCTTGCGCGAGCAACTTGCAAAGCTTCAACTTTACTTAACCTATCTTCAGTTTCTCTGTTAAAAGCATTTAAATCAGCAGCTTCTTTAGCCGCTTGTCCCGCAGCTATTTGACCAGCCGCGCCAACAACACTTCCAATAAGTCCAATCATTTGAAACATTAGACTATTAACTCCGCTACTAATCCATTTACTTGCATTTCAGAGGGATTATCCTGCTCAATGGTAACTTGTGGATTTCTATTATATCCCAGCAATCTTACTTCCTTTTTGCCAGTAAAGTTTGAACTAATTACCGGCCTGTTGTTTACCTTTAAAGAATCAGTATCCTTTACATCAACAACCACATTCGTAATACCTCTAATGTCACCTGTTGCTGGGCCATTACCCATAGAAGCATCTACAGGATTGCTTACAATCTTGGCTGTAAATGCTCGGCCAACCCAAAAGTTCCCACCAAAACTTTGATATGCACTCACATCTACAGAGGCCACACCACTATTATCTACAACAGGATGCTCACCAAGCCATGTTGTAGGAGTAGTCCATACGCCAAGAGTAACTGTATCACCAACAGAATAAAGGCTAGAAACATCAATCCAAGGATACCCAGCTACATAAATAAAGTTATCTATACCCATTTCTCTTGAGCCTACGCCTGATAAAGAAGCCTTCGTAAACTCACATAAGCAAAGCTTATTGCCGTAGTAAACATTCGCAAATAAACGATTGTGAATAGCAACAACAGAAGAAAACCTACCATCTGTTGTTACCCTAGTCCAAGATGCTTTCTTCTCCGCTCTATTAGAACTAAACAAAGATATATCGCCATTGCCTAAAGTTATAGCCGCATAAGAATCAGGAAGCTCAAAGCCGCTATGAACAACCGTTAAATACTTAGGTCTATCTATTAAATGAGAAGCAATAGTAGATATTGAAGTAGCAGTATAAGCCTCTTCTGTATCTGTGTATAAATATTCTCTTACTGTTTTGCCCCCCATTTCCGCAAAAATAGTAGCCCCATCAATAGAAGTCGGCTGAACAAACTCAGTACCATATGGTGTTTGCTTTCTTATCTGAGCATTTGTTGGCGTAATAGCTTGGTTCAAGTAAGTAGGTACATACAATTCACCAGTCGCAGTAAAGATCTGCAAGTCACGGTTAGAAACCATATATCTGATTTGGTTTACATCACCCGTTGCTGCAACAATTTGAATTGAGTCAGAGTCAGCCGCTTCGCCTACATCAAAGTTAAAAAAGCTTCCCACCTTACTCATCCAAATATTATCTGGCTCTGCTATTGTTCCACCAAAGCACAAACGGTTTTCATGAAATGTAACAGCAGCAGGATAACCACGAACAGCAGACCAAGACTGCTCATCCCAATCTCTAATAGGTGCATGAGAAACTACTTTAACATTACCGCCGCCATCTTCACTATCATTTGCAGTGCCTCCTGCTTGATAAGTATAAGTATTCTCATCAATGATTTCTCTAACTTGATCTGTAACATTTAACTGAGCGGTATTAATACCACCTGTTGCACTAGCACCTTCTATTGTAATTGCATCACCAACATTAAACCCATGATTTAAATGAGTAACCTCTACAAGATTAGAGCCATCAGCAGTTCTTAGTGGGTTTAAAACAGATAATCTTATTTTAAGCGTATCTAAAACATTGCCAGTAACAACTGTAGCTGAAGTATAGCCAGTAATTAAAATTTCAGATTCATGGTAACGAACAGTTACTCCAACATGATCTGAAACCCAGTAATCTTCACTTGTAGTTAAAGTAATACCAGTACCACTTGTTGCAGATGGATCTAATGTAACACCGCTTGGCTGAAACGTAGAGTAAGGTTGATAAGTAACCTTATTATCAGCACGTTGATCAAAACTATAAACACTAATCTCAAACGCATCTAACGCAGTTCTTGTTAGCATACGCGGTGCAAACAAGGGGTGACAGATAAACATTACATCGCCATATTGAGCAAAGGTATATTCTTGCAAATACTCTTGGTCAAATGGCAAAGCGTTACTACTAGTATCCTGAGTAATGGTTTCAACAAGATGTAAGTCACCAGCAGTAGTATATGTTCCATCGTCATCTAAGAAAAAACAACGAACCTTTTGATGCTCAACAGAAATTATATATGATTCATTATCGTCAAACTCAAACTTAAATAAGTGAGATTGCTCTGGATAAGTGCCGTTATAAGTTATGCTATAATCGTAATGATGCTTTAAGCCATGACGCTTTTTCAAAGCGCCCTCGGCAGTAACCAACATATTTTCTACGCGCTGTGCAGAGGAAACATACACAGCAGAATCCGTTCTCATTATTAGGGAGTCGCTGATTTCACCAAACTGAAAGCTATTCTGTGGTACTCTAACTTTCTGCATTAGCTACGCCTTTGACTTATAAACCTCGAAGTGTTTAGCTTTTTAGTTGTTTGCTGCTGTGAATCAAGTCTACGCGCTCTCATTAAAAACTGCTCACCCTTTTGCTCCATTAAGGAAGCAAGCTGAGCATCACGCGCAACAGAAATAGAAAGCATAGCAGCTACTTGAAACTCTACAGCCATTGTAAAGTAAGGAGGCCAGTAAGCCTCATCTGCTCTAAATATATAATCAGCTACAAGAACCTCAGTCTCGTTAGCATCGCAATAAACTTTATCGCCGTAAGTATCGTACACAATCGGCTCATCGTTTATTGTTACAGCACTTAGCATAATAAGATCAGACGGAAGCTGGTAAGCTGCATCGTATCGACCTGTTGGTGCCGCAGACAGTCGGCTAATTTGCTGTTGATTTGTAGCAAAGCGCCATCTTGAGTTAGTTAGCGCAGCGCGGGCCACATCCTCATATACAGCGTCAACCACATCCGCTTCTGCCGTTCCTTCTGTAAAAGATTGAATCGGAGAGCCGCCCATAAGAATAGAGGCGCGAGAGCATATCTTGATTGCTGTATTTGCTGGCATAAGAAGTTAGGGGGCTTTCGCCCCCCTCCTATTAGTTGTTGTCGAGAACTTCAAATACACCGTCATCATCAATAACGACAGAACCCATAGACATCATTGATGTCGCAAGGTGCGCTACTTTCTGAGGTACATAGTTAATCTCGGTTTGAACATCAGAGTTAATGCCAATGCCTACAGCACGAGCGTGGTAAGCAAAGTTCTTGCCGCCAGCTACTGCTGAAGTTGAGAAGATCTTGAAGCCCAAGAACTCTTTCATTGTCATGCCACCAGCAAATGGTAGGTTTTGTGGGCCTACATAGTCTGATGAAGCAAACTCATTGATGTTAAACAAGTCAGCAAATCCAGCAGGAGACATAGCCAAATAGCGCTGTCCGTCTTCTGGAATATCTTCTGCACCAAATGTTTCAAACAAGGTTAGAAGATCTGCTTTAACAAGCGCACCGCCTGTGTCAGCAATCTGAGTTGAGTTAGCACCAGCATCCATTGCAGTGGTAATCAATGTATCAGTCTGACGACCCAAAGCAGCAGCAGCAGATTGAGCAACAGCTTGACGTTCATTGATGTTAATTTTCAATTCATCCAGCTTGTCAATATACTCGGCAGCGTAGTAGTCAGCCATAGTCGCTTCAACATTGGTGTGCGCCAATTCCATTGTAGTCACATCGCCGTTGCGAGTTTTGGTTGATGCAGTACCTTTTCCAATTACTTGGAAGCGAGCAGTTGAACCAGTCACATTGGTTGAGCGGATTGTGTTCCGTAGTTTAGAACCCATACGCTGATATGCCATGTGAACTTCTGATTCAAACTGTTTAATAAAGGCTTGGTCGATTGTATTAGCCATTTTACAGTCCTATTTTGAAGTTACAGTTGTCAACGGGTATCCACTCTTTCACTTCAGCAAGGGTATCCTTTCGGGCCTTTCAGTGCGTTATGGGCCGTAATGTTTCATCGTAAACACTTTTTTGATTTGGATTGCAACGCACAAAATCAACGTACTTATGAGGCGGTGAGCTACTTACCCCTACTGGCTCAAAGCCCAACCATACTGCCCAGTCTACCATAAACTCATAATCAGCAAGTATAGTCATAGTCATTTGAGGTTGGGTTTTATCAAGATAATTAACAAGCATCTTTGATCCGCGAGCCATAGTGGTGAAGTTTTCTTTTACTTTGTCGGAAAACATAAAGAACATTTGAGGGCAATCTTGATCTTCAGCATACCAAAGACCACCAACGCCAATAAATGTTTCACCCTCCTTGCGAACTAAGTAACACTCAGAGCATTCATACATTTCTGTAATTGCTTGCTTAATATCCAAGTGTCCAAGGATTTTAAGCTCTCTTTTATTTTCCTGACTCAGATTGGCAGCGACCTCATCAATGTGATCAGAAGTAAAAGGGGTTAAGTAAAACTTACCCCTTGTTAAGATTTTAACCTCCATAGAGAGACTTAAACCCTTCTTCTACTTGCTTGCGAACTATTGATCCGTCCTTCCAGTAATCAGGGTGACTCATTAATTCATTTAATTCATCTTGAGTTACACGACCAGACGGTTGTGTATTACCAGCAAATGAACCATCCTTGGTTGCTTCCATAATTGCTTCAAGAGCAAGAATGCCCTCATGGCTTTCACACATACGCTCAATGGCTGGCAAAGATTGTTCTGGAAAGAACTTATTCGCAAACATAGACGCAGCCTGAATGCGATCATTTGCATTATCACCAAGCTTTGCAGCTTCTGCCTCCAAGTCTGGTTGGCTTCCATTAACGGCTTGAGCATACATCTCAATGCCCTTTTGGAACTCATCTTGCCCATAACCATTTTCAAAAGCATGCTCAGACCACCACTGTAGTAATTCATTATCTACAGCAAGCTCATCATCAACAATATCAGGAAGCTGATAATCACCAGCAGAATCAGGCCGATCACCAAAAGCTTCAGTTTGAATTTCTTCAAGAAGCTTATTGCGAATGTCCTCCTCTTTGGTTCCTAGTTTTGACTCAAGCTCCTTATAAGCCTTGGCTAAATCTTCACCACTGCTATATTTTTCTGGCAACCACTCAGGGCGCTCTGGCGCTGAAGACTTTTCAACATCTGCTTCAGTAACAAAATCACGCCCATCAGCTTGGGCTGTTTCCATTGCCGCTTCTTCATTCATTTGTTCTTACTCCTATGTGAATGTGCAATACGTTGCTCAATAAGGCCAACGATATAACGCTGACCTTCTATATGTCGCAACTCTTCCGTGGTCACATTAGGGCCATTTACCATCTCAATAGTAATAGAGCGCAAATAACGCATGACTTCCTTGCCAGTAGGAGACTCAAATATCTGAGCAATGTTCTGACTTATCTGAACATCTTTATCAGAAGATCTTTGGATTCCGTCTAATCCAATATTAACCTTGTTCGGCAATCATCTGTCCTTGCTGTTGCTGCGCCATTTGCTGCGCTAATGCAGCTATTTGTCTACGCTGTTCTTCGTCACGAATCAAGCTCTCTGGCACACCAAATTTTTTTGCAAGGTGAATTGCTGTTTGTTCACCGTCAATTAGAAGCTGCAACATCTCTGGGCCAAAGGCTCCACCTACTAATTCAAGAAATCTAGCAACACTAGAAATGTCCTGATTTGATTGAGCTTGTGCAAGCGGAGAAACAGAACGTACTTTAACTTCCCGTCCATTTACTGTAGGTACTTCTATGCGGCCCTGCTTCTTTAAAATGTATATTACACGTTGAAGTACGGGCTGCACGAGTTCTGCTTGCAAGCGACCAAATGCAGACCCCATTCTTCTAGCTAAGTCACCCATACGCTCTGCTACCTCAGTTGCAGTAGCAGGAGTTTTATCTGGGTTTCCAAGCATATCATTGTACAATGCTCGTTTAATATTCAAGCGCATGTCACTTAAAACAAGCTGTGCTACATCAAAACGACCAGCCGCTTGTATTGGCTGAAGACCAGCAGAACCCATAGCTTTCGGTATAATTGATCCGGGCACTAAATTAATCGTGTCAGGGTTGATTACGCCATCGTCTTCCATTTGATAAATACCAGAGATAGACATCTGGGCATTTTCAAGAATAAGCTCAATCGTAAGATTAGTTGTTTTAATAGCAGATAACGCATTAAGCAATGGGCCGCGCCCATAAATCTCACCAGCGCATTTACCCCAACGAAAGCAAACAAAAGGATTAGAGCCAAGACCAGTCATTTCTTTAGCATAAAGCATAGTCTTAGTGGTCATGCATATTGCATAGTGATAGTAAGCTTCTTCGTTTTTCTTAGAGTAGTCGCGGCAAACAACCTCAAGCACAGTCGTTTCACGATCAGATCCCATTAAAGAAGTAACCTTCTGATCAAAGGTTCCCTTGGGATACATAATCGAAAGATGATCGAACTTTACCTTCTTTCGCTCACGATAAACGTGATCGATCTTATCATCGGGACCAGTGTCAAGTACCACATGAGGGAGCGGTATAGCTGAGAAGTTTACAGGATTGATTGCATCCCCCTCTTCTACGCACAAGACACCAGTACCCACAGCCAAATCCATGAATGATTCATGAACCTCTTGGCTGAAATTAGAGTTCTGAAGAACCTCAAAGACATACTCAGTTACTTCATCAAGATCATTATCTACAGCTTCACGTTGCTCAGGCGGCACTTCACTGCCAGCCATAAGATCAGCCCAACGCGCAAAGTTAGGAACCAAACCAGACTGCAAGCGGCTGGCAAACTCTTGCACACCAACTACCGCAGTCTCATCAAAGATCTTATCATCTCTGCGCTGTCCAGCTTCTTCATAGTAAAATGACTCACGCTGAGGCAAAGCATACTCATAGCATTCCTCGAACAACGGAACCCAGTTTTCACGAAAGGCTTTTGCCTTCTGATAACTTTGAATATATTGCTTTGCTATATCAGGCATTAGCCAAACCTACCTAAGAATCCACCGCCACCAGCTCTAAACAAAGAACGGCGTCCAGCCCCACCG